ATTAGACATATGCAGTGAGAATATTGTATACACAAATCCTTGTTTGTTGCATTTCTCGCAGTTAATTTCTTCCATTTTAATGTTGTCCGGATGTTTTGAATCATCAACTTTTACATCTACCCATTTTCCTTGATCTGAATAATATAATACTCCATTAAGCTCTCCTGAACATTGGCAGACAGGGCCTGGGTGTGGATGGATTCCTTCTTTTGTTAGATCTTTAACAAAACTTCCTTCCTGTTGGTGTTCTACCTGCTGAATTGTTTCTCCTGTTTCTGGATCTGTATTATTCTTTAAAGAGAACAACATTGCTGGTTTTCTTGATCTTAAATTATTCAATAGTATTGTTGATCGTACAGTTTTTGGCTCATCACTTAATACGGACTGACAAAATTCTTCTGAATTAGATGCAAACTCTTCTACAAGTCTCTCAAACTCTTCAGTAGACATATTATCAGCTTCTACTTTAATGATCTTCTTCTTCTTCTTGATGACAAACCCTTCTCTGCCTGAGAGAACAATCGATTTTAACTTTGGAATCAATTTCCCAATATACGTTGGTGTAAAATGGCAATGTGTAAAACCATCAACAACAGTTGTAAATGAAGATTTTAATAATTCTTTGATTTGCTTCTTTGATTGTTTAGGGTGTGGGACCTCACTCCTCACTTCATATGAATTGTTTACTTTTGTTGTGACCATCTTGAGAATTTTTGAAGTTTTGCCCGTTTATCCTCCAGACGAGGGTTCAACTTTGATCCATATAATTTCTATTAAAAGAGTCATCTGGTACTTTATTACTTACCTTTTAACTTCCATTATACTTCACTAACGAGTTGTTTGAACATTACCCGATTGATTTTAATTCTTTTGCAGAGCTAAAATAAATATAAAAACTCCGTTTTTGTTTTCTTTCGTTTTTAAAATATGACTCATGAAAAATATCGTCTATACAGCCTGAACTATCTAACGTGGTTTAGCCTTCGTTTTGAATACTTCATAATAACAATAAAACTATATCTAGTTAATTAGAGTTAAAACTTCATCAAATTTATTACGAGTTAAACATAGGTTAGATTTCTGTCGCCCGTAAGCTCTATTGTCGAAACTCAGCCCACGTAGCCTAGGAAATTTTTGGTATCCTAAAAGCAATTTTAAACGAACAGAGATATTAAATCATGTACTTTAAAAACCATTTTTAAATTTTTATTTGATTTTCTGTTTTTATATCTTACATACTAAGGGATTAAAAATATTTATTTATTCTATATTATCATCATCGCTCTCGTCCTCCAACACGGCACGAGTGTCATATGGGGCAAACAAGAAATTTCCTTTAGTCATTTGATTTGCTGGAAGTTTTAATGAATCTGTTACTCGCATGATATCTCTATTATTAGCTTTATTAGCTAATGCTGGATATGGTAATAGAGGTGCGTGAAACTGAACCATAGTATAATCAAAGAAAAATTCTATTGAAATAATACCTCCTTGTGCTGCTGGGAATGTCGATAGTGGAGTGAATAATAACCAGTCTTCTGCATGTTGATTAACAAACATGTTTTCTTTTGTTATATATGTAACAGAATCGACTGGTAGTTTTTGTCGATAAATATAATCTAATTTTTGAGCCTGATCTTGAAATGGCATGTTATTTCTTCTTTTTGGTGTTATAGATATATTCCTAATCAATGACATATCAGCTAAAGTAAATGATGACTGTGCATATGCTAATCCTGCAGTGGAAGAGTTCCAAAAATTTAATCCTGTCCATGGCTCATTACCATAGAAATATTTCCTCGTTCCTGCTGTTAGTTGGGATATAGCTATGTTTCCAGTTTGTGTTGTATTACTGGAAACTCTTAAGCCTAAATTTACATTACCTGAGAATGCTCGATGACAACGATAAAAAG